CAAGGCTGACAGTACGCCCGGCGAAGCCCCTTGTTGATCCGCTCTGAGACAGTAATCCACACCGCCGGAGTCTGTCCTCGAAGGCTTGAAGTTCCCCATCGTTGCTTGCAGATGTCACACCAGATGCGCTTATCGGTATTACGAAAGATCGCCATAGTCTGATGTTTCACTTGTAGTTCCGCTAAGTTCTCCTGCAATTGCCAAGTAGCACACCGCGTCCAGATCGTTATCAAGATGATCTGGTGACTCCATGCTTCGACAGATCTTGGCGAGCGCGAATAAGCGTGCCACTTGATCCGAAGTGATGTCCTTATCGAGATACGCTGACCACGTTCGGGCAATTCGCGCCAAGTTGTCGGCATAGTGACCGTAGAGAGCTCCACGTCGGAAGATAGTGTCATGAGCGAGTTCCAGAATATCGCCGCTCCGGATGCCTTTCCCCGAATCCTTTGCCATCTTTCCATCCTTTCCAATACCAATGTTCGCTGATTGCTGTATATGCAAGCCCCAAGGCTACGATAGAAACAAGCGCGATGATGTAATAGATCGCTAATGGATCGAAGCTCATCGATGTCATGTCACGCCCCTTTCTTGACGAACTGCATGGGAACCGCTACCGGATCACGATCATCGATAACACGGTAAGGCTTGCCATTAGGGTGAAGGCTAGGAGCTGCCACGACATAACCGCGGTGCTTGACATCGACACCTTGCCAGAGGGTTCCGGGGAATCGCATGGAAGGGTGAGCCTTGTAATACAGATGCAGACCGTCACCTGTTTCGACGGTGTAGGTTGCTGGTAGAAATTCGTTGATTGCACCGCCGTTACGGTAATCGATGTCTATGACAACAAGATTCGATGCGATGCAAGAAATCCCCAGGTTGGCTGTCGGATCCTGATAAAACCATCGCGTGGCCTTATAGAGATCCAGAGTCGCATCCAGATAGGCGCGACGGATGAGGTTGTGATTGGGCTCCTTGGATCGAGCTTTGAGTGGCATGACTGCCCATCCACGATCGATGTAATCCTGTGCAGCTCCGATGATGTCCTCGGTCGCTGTAATCGTGGCGGTCATGCTGCGAGCCTAGCGATTTGCTTGTCGATTAGTTTCTTACAGTCTTTCATTCTTGGGCGGTTGAACAAAAATTGACCATCTGCGTCGAATGCTGAGAAAAAAACAGACACTTTTTGGATTGTGTAGCCCTTGTAATTGTGAATCATTTTCTTGCCCCTTTCGGAGAAGCGCCCTGCTTCCCACATGCAGAAAGTAACACTTTCTGACCCTTTGGCAAGGATTTGAGCCACTTTTTTTGAGTTTTTTGCAAGAAATATCTCAACTCAAGGTTGAGGGTTTGGCTCCATGTGTGATACCCCCATAAAAGCCCTAGAAGGGCTGTAGGAGCCTCGTAGGGTTGTTATAGGGTGATTCTATCTAGGAAGGCGTAAAAACGGCTCTAATCGCCTTATACGGCTTATCTAGGGTATCTCTTGCCCTCGACTACGAAGGTGCCATCACGCTCGATGGGTACTGCCACCGGTATTACACGCTTGCGGTCGATGTAGATGATCCCAAAGCCTTTGCTCCAATTGAAGGTGCCTTTGGTATACAGAGCTGCTTCCTCTCTCATCAGATGCCCGACTTCCAATCCGAAGAGCTTTGAGGTAATTTCCCCTCCGCTGGCGGTCGTGTGCCACGTCACGCCCAGACGATGCGTGTGACCACAGACGATGGAGAGCCCATGGCGCTTACTTGCCTCGAGCGCCGTGGCGCCTCCTTGATGCTTGATTGGTTGCTCATCGCCATGCACCATGGCAGCTGATTCGTGGAATCGATAGGGCTTTCTATGATAGGTAATACCGAGCTCTTTGAGCCCCATGAAATTCTCATATTCGAGTTCTGGCAGGCCAATCAGACCGGGCAGGCGAAGGCTTAGAGCCTTGTAGAGACGATCGGTGTGATTCGAACGGCTGAGATGCTTGACCTTGAGCATGTGCAGAATCTCCCGGGTTCGATCCCGGTCTTTGCCGATGGTCTGGCTCCATTCGTCTTTGCCTGAACTCCACCGGCTGATGGTCTGGAAATCAATCTCATCACCTACGCATAAGACATCATCCGGCTTCCAGCGCTGAATGAAGTTAGCAACGTTCCTGATCGCCTTGAAATCTTCATAAGGCGTCTGGATGTCGCTTATGACAACGATGCGCCTAATAGTCGAGCTCGTCATCGTCGTGGTCATCTTCCGGTGGCTGAGGCAGCCAATCGGGGAGCCGTGTCTTGGCTTCGATGTACCAGATGGCATCCGTCGGCTTCATGCCTTGACGGATGAGTGCTTCATAGGCCTCGGTTACTTGAAGAGCCCAGACATCGATGGGACGCAAAGGCTCGCGCTTATCTTGCTTCGCGATGCGTTCCTTGTATCGACGCGTTGATGCTTTCTGCGCCTTGGTCTTGCGTTGCGCCATCACTCACCCTTCGATCTAGGTTATGAGTGTCCCATGTCGTGCCTAATTCTACCGGTATTTCGGACAACGTGTCAGAAAGCCCGGAGGGTAATGCGCTCCTGCTTCTTATGCGGCAGGGAGTAGAGACGGCAGATCATGGCCATCCGAACGACCCAATTATCTTGATCCACGACCAAATGCTTTGCCCTAATCAGATCCTTCTGGCTTCGCTCTGCAACGTCAGAATCGATGAGCTCAAGGATCTGATTGCGTGATCGCTTATAGTCGTAGATGTTGATTGATGAGAGCATCCATTCGTTGTAATAGTCGTGGATGTTTGGAGCGCCGTGATAAATCGGATAGGCAAGACCCAAGAATGAGTCATAGAGCTTCTCTGAGACGATGTCTCTGCCAAAGCGATTCTCAATCGCTAGGTGATACCGATAGGGAGCGATCCCATCGAACTTATCTGGCAAAGGGTTGATGCCGTTGCCGTACCAATGCAGACGGTCTTTGAGATCCTCTTTGAGTCGAGATACGAACTTCAGCCTTGCGTAATGCTCTGGCGTGAAAGCCTTGGCTGAACAGATGACCGAGAGATCATGAGGCTTATCGAAAGACGTGGCATCTCGAAAGTAGTTACGACCGCGAAGGTTGTCCCAATAGGCAGATGAGCCATGATTGGCGTTGATCATCCATGCGGTGAAGGGACGTGTGAAGTGTGTCCGTTCATCAAAGATGTCGTGCATGGTAAAGAGCTTGGCGAATTGGCTCAAGTACCTCTGCCCACGCTCATCATCGAATCTGCCAATCGGATAACAGATTTCGGCGGTCATGAAGAAGATGTTGGCTGGATCGATGACCGCGCTATGGCCATCCACGCCATCATCAAAGACCAGCCAAACGTCCGGCGTGTCAAAGTCGGTGTTCACATGAAATTGAACGCCATCGATGAAGTTGTCATGAGTTCCGGTGAATTCTTGCAGCGATAGCGAACTTGGCGCTCCCGGAATCGTAACCTTGACGCTTAGCACAGTTTCAAAGCCTGCTTGACTCGATGGAGATCTTCATGGAATTGACCGGTGATGTATTCATTCCAGATACGTTCATCATGCTCCCATGTCTCACGGCTTGCGCTCTCCATATATGTCTCATCCATCTCGGCTTTCTTATTCAGCCAATGATGATGCTCCATCATCACATTGGGCGCATAGTGCGCTGAATTGAGCTCTTTGCCTATGCGAGCAAGGAAGTCATCGACGAAGAGATGAATCAAGCCGGGAGGCGCGATGAACCCGAGCGCGTCGATGATATTGACGGTCATTGTCCACTTAGTAGGGACTCGACCATTCTGAATTGTGTCATTACCCCAGGACACGCCATAACCCTTGGCTTTCAAGGGAAGGCTCAAAAGTAGATCCCATCCGTCGGTGGTCACGCGACAGTCATCATCGATGCCAGATACGGTGAAGTAACCAGCATGAAGCTTCTGATTGACCAGATAATTCACTTTGGCGGTCGATGTAGTACCCCATGATGCAGGCACTACGACACGCTTGACGCCATCGATATTCGGATAAAGGTCTTGTTGATCCTCATTGATGAGGACAAGAAAGTCTGAAATATGACTAACTTTCTTGAGTTGTTCGAAGCATTCCACCGTCTTATCTGGACGGTTGCGCGATCCTACGATCGTCAAATTGCTATGTTGTCCCGGTTCCACCCCTACCCTTTCTGATGATTGTTCAGATGCTCAATGAAGAGTAGTCGAAGTTCGCGAAGATCGGTAGTCACTTCGGTAGCAAAGCCATTTGATACCGGACGAGAATTACGCTCAGCCTTGGCTGCGTAGAGAGCTGCGATGCCAGAGATCGTACTTGCAGCAATGACTCCCAGAGCGGTCACAACCTCTGCCATCATGCACCAAGTTGATCGTTTGGGTTGAGCCAGCGAAGCACCGGAGGAATAACAGCGGTCAGAGCTGCCGAAGCGATGGCTTTGCCATCAAGACTGCCGGTAGCGACATAAAAGGCGAGCGCGGCTGATGCTGCCACCCTTGCCCATGAAGCAAGAAGTTGCTTAGCGGTTCTTAGGGTTCTTGGATTGAGCATCGGTGAGTCCTAAATCTGCTATGAGGCGCTTGGCCTTCTCCGGGCTGATATGGATTTCGAAGTGCATCTCATCTTTGCGCACCTCGTAATCACCGCCCCATCTTAGTCCATAATGCTTACATAATTCGCGAATCGTCCGCTCTTGTGCCTTGGTAAAGGTGCCAGAAGCGCCAAGAGGATGCTTGAGAGCATTGAGATCGATGGCCGTGCCGGAGGCGTGATTACTCAAGTGAACCGTTGTGCCACGGATAGGACGATAGGCATATCCCCAATCGTCGAGCTGTCCCTTGTCTATCGGTTCGACTTGCTTATGGAAATCTTTGGCGAAATTGACCAAGATGGGAGCCACGGCGCGAGCGCAAGCAAAGGATATGCGTGTGCCGGGTATTCGATAGCTCTGGATGCCAATGGCATTACGATCTTGACTTGCAGGCCATCCGTTATGACTGCGGATCAATTTCTACCCATTCGAGATTGTCCTCATCCCAATAAAAGAAACCGTTTGGCTTCGTTTTTGGAGCTTGCCAATCCAAATTTTCATCAAGTTTCCAAGATGAGAACGGTTTTTTTGAGATAAAAACATCATTGTTTTCATCATAACAACCACCGACTTCAGCATATTGCTTTCGAAAGTTATTATTGTATGAGGTCTGAATCCAACGACCACCAAGATTATCAACAAGCCATTGATAACCTTCATCGTTATTCGGATCATTATTATCGCCCACAAGGATACGAATTACTACGTTGTTATCATCTATTTCTGCCCAATGCGACATCAGTTCACATCCGCTCTAAGAAATCGGAATATAACAACACCGGAGCCACCGTTGCTGCCACTACGCGCTGACGTATCTGCATTTTGACCACCGCCTGCACCGCCGCCGCCGGTGTTAGCCGTTGCATTGGACATGGATCCGCTTGTTTGAGTCCACGAAGCTCCACCTCCATTACCGCCTGCACCACCAGAACCATTTGGATCAATACCAGCTCCACCACCACCGCCGCCAGCAATCCACCAAGTTCCTGAGATGTTTTGCCCGATACCGGCAACGGATAACCATGAGGAATATGCTGACGTTCCATTACCGCCTGCACCGCCTACTGCTGGAGCGGCTCCATTACTTCCGGCAACTGTTGCACCACCACCACCACCGCCGGCTTTGCTGAACGTGCCACCACCAATATCTGTGCCACCATTATTACCTTCAGACGGTGAGAAGCCCCCAGAATTGCCTGTTCCGTTCCCGGTTCCATTGAATGAAGCTGATCCACCACCGGAGCCACCATTGTTTCCGGTGTTTTGATTATTTCCACCCCCAGCGCCTCCAGCGGATGCGCTGACGGTCGTATAACCGGTCGCGGTGATTGTTGTTGCCACACCGTTAGATCCTCGATTTGAGCCGGTTCCACCATTACCACCACCGCCAATTGTGATGGTATAGGCCTTGGCAATCATTGTCGTAGAAGTAAAAGCTCTAAAACCACCAGCTCCGCCACCGCCACCGACGGTAGATCCACCACCGCCACCGCCACCAATTACTAGGAAATCACATAACAGATCGGCATTAGCGATTGTTAGAGTTCCATTACCGGTAAAAGAACGGTAAGCGTACGTTGCATCCGTTGTGAGTGTTCCACCTGTTACAGTAGATTTTCTTTTGGCGGTTTGAGCCACAATCCCAAGAATGTTCATGTTAGGCGAGACGTCCTACGACGGTGAAGGAATCGCCTCCGGTCTTGATAATTGATGCGGCTCCTGCAACTGTGGTAATGGTCGGATTTGTTGCTGTTGTGCCAGCACTTGAAATAGTCACGCCGGATCCTTGGACGATTGAGACGGTGCCGGTTGCTCCGGTCTTGAGAATATTGATAATTGCCCCGGTTGTGAAAGCAACGCTTGAAGAATTAGGAATGGTCACCGTGACAGTATTGGTGTTGGAATAAGTGATGAGCTTATTGTATGAATCATCAAGAACGAGCGTGTCTGAAGTACCTGAAACAGCGCGGAAAGTTAGGCGCCAAAGGTTATTGATCTCGGTTGAGATGTCGTTCATTTGAGCGGCTGTTAGAACCTGACCGGTTGTGAAGGTCTGTGCTGGAAAGGTCATCGTTTCTCCTAGTAGCTCAAGATGTCTTGATCGAGCAAGCCATCCACGCTGGAATCTAGGACGAATCCTACCGCGAAAGGCTGTGCTGTTGTGAAAGTAGCCGTAAAACTCCGTGGAGTTATATCGTAGCCGACGCCGGCCACAACGGTATTACTGACCGCGTTACCGGCAGGCAAGGTCTGTGTCACTTGGATAGGCGAGAAGATGTCCATGTCGAGACCGGCCACGACACGGTTAGGATCTTGATCAGAGAAGAGATCAAGGGTGATTGATTGAAGAGTGAAGTCGGTGCCTACTTCCTTACGGCTGGCAAGGATGAGATTGGCTTGATCTAGGGCATCAGCGTCCGTTTGCATGATTCCGGTACGAATACGGCTGTGCTCGAAGTATTGATCAATTGACGTGGTATCCGTGACGGTCTGAGTCGTTCCACCGGCTCTCGTTACGCTAACACGATTGATAAGTCCGGCATCCGATAGGTCGAAGGCAACGGCCTGATAGGTGATGGCGCTTGTCGAATTGACGTCTGTAAAGATGTACGGAGTACTGCCAGAAGCCGTAATGATGTCGTTACGGCTTTTGAAGTTAGCAAAGCCATTCTCGTCCATGTAAAAGGCGCCCATTTCGGTCTGTTCGACCGTCTGGCAGGCTGCGAGAAGGGATCGGGATGTGCCGGTGTCTGCCTGAACCGTAGTCGTAGTCGTGGTCGAGATATTTCGCATGGCTGGCCAATTGCCAGCATCCAAGATGCTTGAAATGCGCTGGCCGGTAGTCTGCCCGGCCGTGCCGCCCGATACGGTCGTAATCGTGGTCAGATTGAGAAGCTGAAAGCCATCAACGCATGAGAGATCCACGAAAGCCGGGTCGTAACCGGTCGGAGACGTGTATTTCCATTCCTTGATGTACATTGATCCAAGCGCATAAGTAACGTTGTTATAGGTAGCCTCAAAGCGGATTTTGCGCATTGGAAGAATCTTGCCAAAGTTGGCACCGCCTGTATTAGCCGGATTGAAGATACCAGCCTCATCGACAAGCCTGACTTGAGCCGTACCAGCAAAGAAACTATCTGCGGTTCGATTGTACGCACGACGGATGCGAGCAAAGAGGACGTAAGGCGTTACATCAACGATGTCGCTGGCAGCCGTGCCAAGAATGGATGAATCAAGCGGAGTCGAAGGATCATCAAGGACGAGAGCCGGGTCGAAAGTTGCTCCGTTAGAGAAGTCGATCTTGCAACTGAACACCGCGCCAGCCATTAGCGACCTAACAATTCAAGCTGACCCGGTATACCGGCTCTATTTCCTTGAAAGAGTTCATCTTGGAACTTATCAAAGAGCTCTTGTTCGGTGACAACGCTGCCTTGGATATTTTGAATAACCACCACGCCAGCACCGCCAGACGGTGCCGTTGCGTTCAAAGGTGCCACGCCGGTCGCATTGACGGTCTCTCCTGAGAAAAGGAAATCTAAGAAGGCGGCACCGCCAGCGACGCCAAGGTTGCGAGCACCTAGGTTATATGCCTCAAGCGCGGCTTCTCCGGTCAAAGAAGGTGACGCAACGCCTGTCGATGGCACGGATCCGGTGATGGATCCGATGCGAGCGCTTGCGAGCTTGAGAAGTGCCTGCAATTCAGCCTCAAGATCTGCGAGACGTTGATTCTTGACCAGAGAGCTACCAAATAGGGAGTCTTGAGTGCGCTTGCGCTCTAGCTCGATAAGACGGTTGAGCGAAGCCTCGTCATCTTGTGCGGTCTCTGTTCGGATGGCTTGAAGCGCCTTCACGCGAGCCTTATCTTCATCTGATAATTGACGGCTCAAAGCGGCTTGAACGTTGATGGCATCGATGTCGAACTTCTCCTCAAGACGCTTTTTGATTTCGTCTTGACGCTTCTCGGCTGCTTTTGTCGCTGCCTTACGACGATCTTCTGCCTTATCTTTGACTCGCTCCTGCTCTCTCTGGCGAGAAAGTTCCTTGAGCGCCTTACGCTCTAACTTGTAGCGTCGATCGACATCTGCAATCTGCGCCTTCCGTTCGGCTGCATCGAGCGCTATGTCCTTAGACAAGAATTGACCGGTAAGAGCCGCTTGATCGCCAAGTCTGCCGATAGGTGCTGCGAGAAAGGCTCTAAGTCGTGCTGCTCCACGGCCAGCAAGCTCAAAGCCTCGACCGAGCTTTTCTGCCAAGGTCACAAGATCCGTCAGACCTTGTTGGAAGTCTCCACGGCCTAGAGCCTCGATTCCCTTGACAACACCCAGACCAATTGCTTCACGCGCCTCGTCAGATGCTACGGCAAGCGCTCGCATCTTGCCTGCATAAGTCGTGAGATCTGCGGCTGCTGCTCCACCGAACTTATCTTGCAATTCTGCTTGGATGACGTTGAAATCTTTGGATTCGATGGCGGCTGCCGAAAGTCCAGCATCAAGACGTCGGAGCGCGGTGGTCTGGCCGTCGTAGGCTCGACCCAATGCCCGAGATACGGTTGTAAGCGACTTACCGCTGCCGATGCTGACATTGATGGCAAGCTCTAGAAGTTGGGTGGCCTTGGTAACGTCTGCTGTCTGCCGGACAAGTTGAGCCAGCGCTGGCCGAAGTTCATCATCGGAAACAGCCGTTAGTTGTTGTAACTGATCGATTGTGTTTTCGATAGTTAGAGATGTGTAGGCCAGACCGAGGTTGTTGAGCGCTAGTTCTAGCTGACGAACTTGCCCGGTCTCATCGGCAAAGGCTTTGGTACTGTTTTTGATAAAGCGAAAGAAGGCTCCAAAGCTGACAATGCCCAAGAGTCTCTTTTGTAGTTTCTCAAGACCACGATCAAGCCCTCGGGTCTGCTTCCCAAAGTTGTCAATGCCACGGCCAGAAAGTTTCGTGACGAAATTGACGATGACATTTCTTGTCGATGCCATTACCTGACTCCCCTAACGAACTTGAAGAGTCGAGTCTCTAGGACGTGCTCGACTTCTCTTATGACTTTCGGGCCGTGTATCTCTGCCGCACGATAGACAAGACGGCGTGGATTGCCTCGACGAACTGCCAAAGCCTTCACGAAATCCTCGCGAGCATTAGGGTTGCGACTGACTCGCTGAGTCCGGCGAACGGATGTCTGCTTGCCGGATCCTGCTAATTCGTAAATGATGCCGGGTGCTTCGCTATTGATAAGCGAGATCGCTGTTGTCTCAATCTTGGCACCTAATTCTCTGCCGGTAGCAAAGCGTGTTCGGCTGATCTTGATGCCTCTTCTGACTAGCGAAGGCACCCATTTCCAGCGATAGGCAGAATCTCGTCCTCGATGCTCGAAGTCATTTGCCCATGAAAGGCTGGTATAGGTCGGTTCTTTCTGACGCCAATTACGAAGCGGATTGTCTCCGGGTACGAATGAGCGAGCTGCATCTCTGGCTGGCAAGACAGCGCGATTGAGCGCCTTAGTAAAGTCTTTGCGCAATTCCGGGCTGATGGCTTTGAGATCCTTCAAGAGTTTGTCGTAATCATCGAGCCGAATCGCTCCTTGTAAGGCCATCTCACCGCCTCCTTGCCTGCGCTCGTTTCGTGTTGATTGCTCTCTCTTGGAGAATCGCTTTGATCGCGGTGTAAATAGCCGGATCGCACTCAAGTAAAGCGTTAGGCGCGATACCGGTTAGAACCGCAAGGGACGCGATCTCGTAGATGTCTCCCTTGCGGTCTATCCATTTTTTGCATCAAGGATGATGTCAATATCTTCAAACTGATCGATATAGGCATCCCCGAACTCGGTTGTGGTCTTGCCAGCCTTGCTTTCGCATAGCCAAGCGAGATACCAAAGATCCGAATCCATCTGGAACTCGACCAATCTCTTTCGCCATCCTGCCTTGAAATGACTCTCAAAGGCTACCCGGACGCTCGGAGTGAGATCGTAAAAGAGTTCCTGACCGTCTTTCTTAGTGATCTTGATCTGGTGCATATAGTCCCCTTATGAAATTATGAAGATGCTTTGACGATTGCTGTCACCGGAAAGGATGCGCTTACGGAAGCGACACCATCGACGGAGCCATTGATCGGTGTCCAATTCGAGATGAGGCATGACATCGTGTACGAAGGATTCGTAGCGGTGACGGTGCCTGATACCGGAACTAGACGGATGTTGAGCTTGGTGCCGAGAGCATTCTCAAAGAGAGCGTTCACGGATCCAGAATCGAAATCGTTGTAGAGCTCAAGGTTGAGGGTTGAGCGCTCGACTCCTGTGATGGCGTTAGCCACCGTGTCATTCATGGCGGTGATATCAACGACGTCCAACTCACGGCTGAGGCTCACGGTTGAAACGTGATCCGTAATCGTGTTAGTAGTGCCGACGATAACCGCCACCTTGTTCCCCATGAAGATTGCCATGAGTTATTTCTCCTTAGCCTATCAAGGTCACTTCATACCGATAACTTAGGTAATCGATATTTGCAACCGTAATTGTACCGCTGACGGCTTGCGTTACGCGCAACGTCTGGACGGCGCCGCCTAAAGTCTTGTCTGCTTCGATGGCGGTCTTGATCGAAGTAGCACCGCTAGATTGCAAGTAGCCATCTAGCCGATCTTGTGCTGCCGATTCGCTCATGCGTCCGACAATCACAAGAACACTTAGAGTCGCGCTATCGAAGCCGCGATTGAGTGTGAAGTCATAAGTCATGTCCAGCATGCCTATGACCGCCAGAGCGCCATTCGTAGGAATGTTCGCACTATCTGGCAAAGTATCCAAGACTCTAAGTCCAGAAACGGTCTGCAAAGCCGTTTTCATATTGTCTCGAACTGTTGAAGGAATCACGCCAAAGTCTCTTTCCTATAAGCGCGAACCATAGCCGTCACATCACGGCCAAGCGGAGACATGCGAATCGCGCCAAGATCACCAAGACCCAAGACTCCACCGGGAGCATCTTTGCGCTTGTAGAGATCTGCGGTGAGGATGAGGCATGCTGACGTTATATCGTCCGGCACCGACGGCCAGCCCCATCGTGCGGTGACTTGAACACCGGGACGAAGTCCATTGCTGAATAAGCCCGGGAAGATCGGAAATGACGTCGTGTTGGAAACCATGGTGAGCTGTGTGAAGGGACGTCCCTTAGCGGCGGCGGTCAAAGGATCGAGCAAGAAGTCTTGATTGAGTGTCAAAGTCTGAGTAAAGGTGCCGTTGCCGGATTCATCGATGGCTACGACAAGGCTTGAGGATGTACCGATGTCATCGGTATAGACGAATACATCGGAATAGGCACGATAGAGACGTGCGCTCGCTGCTGAATCGAGATAGAAACGACGGTTGGCGATGCGATCGATGCTTCGAGATGCTGACTCGACAAGGCTCTCAAGAAGCGTGTCATCGGCTGTGTCTGAATTAGGGATGCTGAGAAAGGACTTGATCTCTGCGAGTGTGGCGTAGCCGTTAGTTATAGCCATGATCGACTTTCTCGAACTTTCACGTTTGGGACTAGGAACATGATCGCCCAATCCAGCCGATCATGGGTATAACGTTCCCGGCAAGGGAAAGGGAACCTTGCCGGGAACGAGAGCGCACTAGAAGCTAGGCGCTGCGAGTCCGGTACCTTGGATGCGAGCGATCGCTCCTGGGTAGCGGAGAGCGGTGAAGGCGCTCATACCGAACATGACGATATTGAGAGCAACCTTGCCGTTTGGCTCTTCGAACTTGACGTAAGTCGGAGAGTTTGCCTCTTCCCAGAGGTGGCACTCATTGAGATCTACGACGTAGATTCGATCCTGATCTGTTGATGCTGTCGTGGTGACGTTTGCATCGACGATGACCGGAAGGCCAAGGATCGAGTAACCGGA